CTCGTGTTAGTAACCCTAACAACCAAGATAATCCAAAGGTTGCAGGACTGTTAAAGTATTGTATCAAACATGGTCACTGGTCTGTATTTGAACAGGCAAGTATGACATTGCAGATTGAAACTACACGAGGTCTTGCTGCACAGATACTTAGACATCGTTCTTTTACATTCCAAGAATTTAGTCAGAGATATGCTGACAGTAGCATGCTAGGTGACATTGAAGTTCCTGAGTTACGTCGACAAGACGATAAGAACAGACAGAACAGTATCAATGACCTTGATCCTACCATGATCCAGAAGTATGAGATCTTGATCCAAGATCACTTCGAGCATGGCATGGACTTATATAAGAAGATGCTTGCTGATGGCATTGCAAAAGAGTGTGCTAGATTTGTACTCCCTCTTGCAACTCCAACCAAACTATACATGACTGGTAGTTTGAGATCGTGGATACATTACATCGAACTTCGTAGTGCCAACGGTACACAGAAGGAACACATGGATGTAGTCTCACTTGCTAAACGTCATTTTGTATGTCAGTTTCCAATCATATCCGAAGCACTAGAATGGTGTGATGGTAGTTGTGAATGTGATGAACTAGATGAATACGCAGCAAACTTACAACCTTGTTTGAGGATAGATTAATTATGAAAGTTGTACGCACATTAAAAGCACAAGTAAAAACTAAATGGTATTATATTTTCTGGGGGACTGCAACTCTCTCAGTGGTGGCGGGGCAAGTGTTCGTTGGTCATGGATATAAAACAATGGCAGAGTCAAATCAACAAATCTCTGCTGATATAAATCTACTCATAGAGACTATGCTTTACAGTAGAAGACCAACTGGTCAATCACAACCTAGGTATGAACCAATGCCTTTACCTTCACCAGAAGATTATCCAACAAATCAAATGCCTATCATCCAATAACATGCCTACCTACCCCTTAATAAATAAGATAACAGGAGAAAAGAAAGAACTCTCTATGAGTATGAAAGCATACGATGAGTGGAGAGCAGCGAATCCAGACTGGGATAAAGACTGGTCAGCAGGAACTGGTGGTACCATATATGGTAAACCAAAACAGACTGATGGATTCAAAGAGGTCATGCAAAAGATCTCAGCAGAACATCCGAAAGCGAACCTTTCTCAATACACATAATGCCTAGACCAAAGAAGTCATTAGCAAACATACCCACTAAGGTTATGCGTAGAAAGACACCAATTAATATCGATCACCTCAGTGTGATTGAACCTCTTACAGATAATCAAAAGAAAGTCTTTGATGCATACAAAGAAGGAAAGAACTTAGTTCTTCACGGTGCAGCAGGGACAGGTAAGACTTTTATTAGTTTGTATCTTGCGATGCAAGATGTATTAGAACCTTCTACTCCATACGATAAGGTGTACATGGTGCGTTCACTTGTACCTACAAGAGAGATAGGATTCCTCCCAGGTGATCATGAGGACAAGAGTAACTTGTATCAGATACCATATAAAAATATGGTGAAGTACATGTTCAAGATGCCTGATGATTCATCATTTGAAATGCTATATGATAATCTTAGAGCACAGCAAACAGTTTCTTTTTGGTCGACATCATTCATAAGGGGTGTCACTTTGGATAAGTGTGTTATAATAGTAGATGAGTTTAGTAATTTAAACTTCCACGAACTTGATTCAATCATCACTCGTGTAGGTGAAGATGCTAAGATCATATTCTCAGGAGACTATACACAGTCTGACCTGACAAAAACAAACGAGAGAACAGGTGTGCTAGACTTCATGAAGATCTTACAGACAATGCCATCATTTGATTGTACAGAGTTTGGTATTGAAGATATCGTAAGGTCTGGTATGGTAAGAGAGTATCTTGTTAGCAAAATCAATCTTGGATTTCAAACTTAATGAAAACATTTAATCATGTAGGTGCTGCTAAGGAACTCAAACCTTTATCAGCAACACAGGTGAAAGGGAGACGTTTCTATAAGACTCCCGAAGATAATTGGTATCCCTCCGTCACCACCATCGTGAGTCACATATCTAGTGCGACTCTAAAAGCATGGGAAGAACGTGTAGGATTTGAAGAAGCGGAGAAAGTCCGTCGTACATCAGCATTAAGAGGAACAAAGTATCATGGCATCGTTGAAGCGTACTTGGAGGGCAACCATAAGAAGGTGGAACAGAGCGAGGGTCTTCCCGCGTACCTTTTTGGGTTTAGTCGTAAGGTTCTTGATAACATTGATAATGTTCACGCTATTGAAGCACCTCTTTACAGTGATGATTTACGCATTGCTGGTAGGGTTGATTGCATTGCTGAATATTGTGGGGAGTTGGCAATAATAGATTTCAAAACAACCAAGGAACTAAAACGTGAAGAGTGGTTGCACAAATACTTTGTACAAGAAGCAGCATATGCTTACATGTATTGGGAAAGAACTGGTTGTGAAGTAAAGAAACTTGTTACTATTTCTGTGGCAGAAGACGGACAGACACAGGTAGTAGAAAAGTATGACAAGACACCTTATATTGATGTCTTATGTGAATGGATTAAAGAATTCCGTTACTACTTAGAGGGCATTAAATCGTGAAGGATCTCGAAGAGAATTTTATGACACAGAATAAGTTCAGTGCTCTCGTCGAGACCACAGTTCAGAATAATAATGGTCTTATAAATTATATTGAAGCAGTTGCATCAGTATGTGAAGAGTATGAGATAGAAATTGAAAGAGTTAGTAAACTCATTTCTAAACCACTCAAAGATAAGATCAAAGCAAATGCACAGCAACTTAACTGTATCAAACGAACCAGTAGAGGAGTATTACCCTTATGAATATAGAAGATGAAGACTTCTTTAAATCAGAAGTAGTTAAGGAAGAACTAGATGATCTACAAGAGTGTTATACTGAACTCTTACAGATGTCTCAGGGGTTTCAGTCATTTGATAATGAAGCACGACTAAACCATATTAATAAGACATTAGATCTGATTGCAAAACAGAAGGTATTCTATTCAAGACTGCAACTCATGGCAGGATATGTTCAAGTGAATAGTGAAGATGATGAGGAGAAGTCAGAGATAAGTGAAATGAAAGAGAGAATAGATCAGATGTCATCCATGTACTCTGGCGGAGGTAATCTGCTGAGTATATTGCAAGTCATGGAGGACAAACTATTAGGTTGGAAGAAAGACTTGCAGGATGGAAAGAGTGGTCACGACTTCCAGATATAGGGGGTTGTCACTGCATAAATAGTATGCTATCATTTAAGGTGGCGAACATACCAAATACAAAACAATACGGAGAATACAGATGTCATTTTCATCGCTTAAAAAGTCTAGCAGTTCATCTATCAGTTCACTAACAAAAGAACTAGACAAGATGACTACTAAGGGTGGGGGCAAAGGTCCCGACGAGCGTCTATGGAAACCAGAGGTGGACAAAGCAGGCAACGGTTACGCAGTAATCAGATTCCTTCCTGCTCCTGCAAAGGAAGATCTACCTTGGGCACAAGTCTTTTCTCATGCATTCCAGGGTCCTGGTGGTTGGTACATCGAGAACTCGTTGACTACTCTTGGTCAACAAGATCCAGTCGGTGACCTTAACCGCGTGCTCTGGAATTCTGGTCTAGACTCAGATAAAGATGTAGCAAGGAAACAGAAGAGGAAACTCTCCTACTACTCAAACATCTACGTTGTAAAAGATCCTCTACATCCAGAGAATGAAGGAAGAGTCTTCCTTTATAAGTATGGTAAGAAGATACATGATAAGATTGCTGAGGCAATGAAACCTCAGTTTGAAGATGAAGATCCTATCAATCCTTTCTGTTTCTGGAAGGGTGCTGACTTCAAATTAAAGATAGTCAAGCAAGATGGATACTGGAACTATGATCGTTCTGAGTTTGCTTCTGCGGGTACACTCGGTAACTTTGAAGACACCAAACTTGAAGAGATATATAATCAGGAGTATAGTTTAAAAGACTACACTGAGGCAAAGAACTTCAAGTCATACGAAGAACTAGAATCAAGATTGAATCTTGTTCTTGGTAAAACAAGTCGTGCTTCTGCTATCAATGAAGACGACGATGGTTTAGACTATGAAGATCAGGTTGCACAACCAGTTGAAGAAGTGTCTACTACTCCAACACCAGGGTTCGGTAATGCTGTATCATCATTAAAAGAAGAGGAAGATCCTGATCTATCCTACTTTGCTAAACTAGCAGAAGAATAATGAAAAAGATCGTACTTGCACTTGCAGCATTGTCATTTGCAACCCCTGCCAACGCATTAACGTGGAAAGAATTTTGGGAACCGTTTGTTGAATACAGCAATCATCACCATCATTCTTATGACAGAGGTTATCATTATGATGAAGACAGTTGTCTGCCAGTGCATTACGATTATTACTACTATGTTCCTGGATATTATAACGGACGTCGTTATGTTCCAGGATACAAACGTAGAGAGACGAGGACTAAGTATGTTAACTGTCATACACCCTCGCATCATCATCACTAACCCATATATTATTTCACTTTTGAAATGAAAAAAGGGGGGAAAAAAATTCGCGGTAATTTTTCGCCCCCAGGGTTTTTATAAATTAACATCATGTCTTGCGGTAAGAACGAACACTACAAAACTTATAGCGTCGAGTGGCATAGATATCGCTATCTTAAAGAAGCGATAGATAAGTACCTAGATGACTATATTGATCCCGAAGTTATTATGACTGATATTCGACATGTGCTCCATGATAGATCTCATGCTGCACGTCAAGAAGCATCATACATAGAAAAAATAGAATCGGAACTTTAAATGCTATCAACCCAATATCGACTCAGACTCGATAAAGTCTGCAAATTGATTGCCGAAGGAAAAGAGGTGAATCTTACAGAAATGATATGGGCACAAAAACTAGCAAAGTCAAATACTACTGCTGCCACATGGTTGCGTCAAGCACGACAGCGAGCAGCAAATCCCAACATGAAGGAGGGAGGGACCGACGATTTTCTGAATAAGATGGGATTAGGCGAACCCGACCCATCTGATTATAGAGAAGGGTTCGACAGTGCTGACGATATAGGCGAATGGTTCAACCGCAAGAAACCTGATGATTGGAGACAACGTGACTAAACCTACTGAAAACTACGAACAACTAATTCAACGCTTTACGAAGCGTACAATGCAACTCAATGCCAGACAAGATGAACTAAAAGGTTGGTATGAAGAGTATATTAAAAATGAGAGCGATTTAAAGAGATTGGAAGGTTCTATGCAAGCAATACAATATGTTGCATATGGCAAAATGCCTGGGGATGGCAATCACGATAAATTCAAGGATCACACCCCAGATGCATATAAAGCAAATATACCAGATCGTTACTAATGATACTACCAGGCACAACAGTTACTATTGACAGTCCTGACTCTATATACAATGGATATGTTGGATTTGTTCAAAGATGCACAAAGAAAACAGCATCAGTTCTTTTTGATAACTATTCTCCATGGGAGAAACTTGTGACATTTAGAATGACAGAATTAAAAGAGGGTGGTAACATCCCAAAATCTAAGAACTACTAATGATATTTTGGATCGGTTTTACCCTCATGGTCTTAAATGAGGGTTTTGTCATGATGAGACATATATCTCCTTTCTTTGATAAATTAAGAAAGAAGGTAATTAAGAAATTAGGAGAAAACGTGTGGTATCGTCTCCATGGCACTTTGGACTACACATGGATAGGACTCGTCACACTAGGATTGATAGTCAACTCTAATAGAGTTGTACATTTGAGTATATTGCTTATATTCTGGTTTGCGTCGTTTTGTATATTTTATCTACCACGTTATATTAGTAACCACCGTAACCGCCACCACCAGAAGAACTAGATCCACCAGAGGAACTAGATCCAGAACTGGAACTACTAGAACTAGAACTAGATGACGATGTATCGTTAGATGTTTGTGACGCAGTAGATGAAGCATCTGTGGTTCCTGCGACTACACCTGATGAATTTACGTCAGTAGATGTAATAGTTGTAGTTTGAGTAGCACCACTTTCAGTTGTAGTGGTAGTAACTGTCTTATTCACTAATTCAATAGCAGAGGCGAAATCAATAGATGGTGTTAAACCGTATTCTGTTGTATATTCGTCTTTTTGTGTTATAAAGACCTCTTTGATGATATTAGGAGTTACCTTAATATCGGATTCTGGGTCTAATTCTTCATTTGGAGCATATTTCATCAAACTCTCAAATTCATCAACAAAGTCTTCAACGTATTCTGGACGTAATAACCAAATATTCGATTTTGAGTCATTTATGCTTTTTTCGTACTCATAGTTAGAAACTGGATATGTGGTATTTGTCACAGTTGTGCCATCTGACCTAATATATCCCCAATTCTCATTTACTTGGATTCCTGCCTTGACAAGCACTTTTCCTGTATCTAAGTCTTTTATCTCATTCGTCTCATAATGATGTACACCAGTTGAGAACCTATATTTGTCTTTTACATAATCTTGGAGTTCCTGCTCGGACAAGGGCCAATCGTCATATACATTAATTATGTTGTTGCATAGTAACACAACCCAATCGTATAGTGAGTCTCCATATACGTTACTTGCAATAAGATCTGGTCTTTCGTTGTTAGCGATAGAATATTGTTGAAATCCAAGAATACTCTCCTGCATTTCTTCAATAAGAGTACATTTTCTGAATATGTTTCTTGCAATAACAGATGGTTCTACATTATTTTGTCTAAATGTAGACGTTCTGACTGCGACTCTTGGTAGATAACTGAAATATCCCATTATCTTCTGCTCCTACGTTTATTAATGGTTGTAGTAGTTGATCTATCCACTTGTAACCTTCCTTTTGGATTAGATGGCATACCTTGACCTGATGTACCTAAATTAAACTTACCAGTTTTAGTACCAAGGTTAGCAGTTGGATCTCTATCTTGACCTGTAAGCATATTACGAGTTACAAATGCAGTCTCGTCGAATGATAGTGATAATCTATATGATGCAGGACCATAATCTTCCAATGTTCCATTTTCTAGTTCATTGAATCCTTGTCTAAGTGATGTATTCTGACCTGATGGTGTCAAGTCAACATTCATACTTGTTAGTACTAAATTTGTAGGGAATCTTAGTAATGCTGATAGTGAAGCGGGTTTGTTAAGACCTTCTCCTTGAATTTCTGCACCAAAACCCCTAGGTGTATATCTTACTATCTCACATCCGAAGAATCTAGGGATAGTTAACCAACGAGCATTGATACCGTTAGTATCTGGTAACATACTCTCACGCATACAACTTATTATCTCTTGTATCTCTATTGCTTCTTTTGGATTACGAGGTGACATATCAAAGTCAAAAGAATGACTACGGTAGTTTACTCCTTTAAATACAGTTTCTTCATAAGGGTTAAATACTCTTCCTTTTGCAAGTGCAGAAATTTGGTTCTTTGATATATTACCTTCTAGTCCTAGTGTCTGGGATGCATTATTAAATATACCCGACATTAGACTAAATGCTACTTCTGACTTACCACTATCTGCTGCTTCTGATAACCTAGTTGCCAATTCATCATTAGTAGCACCCTGTTGAACTGCATCAATACCAGCAGCACCAAATGCACCTAACGCTGCCTTTTCATAGTTCACACCATATTGTTCTTTTAACTGATGTGGTAAATATAGATAAATTGTCTTATATATGCTATTCTTTTGAGTAGTATCGTTCCCTATTTGCTTTGCACCTGGTCCTCCGCCCAATGGTCCGTCTACATAGTTATAGGGGTTCGCACCTGATTCTGGATCATAAACAGTAAATTTAAGGTAATCTATTGCCTTAGTACTGAATTGTGACTCTGGATTTATACTTTCATCCCCTGCACTCGGTCCTCTCGGACTGGACATGGGGTACATTAATCGTGTTTTTGCTGACATGGCATATTCTGGACGTTATAGACCTACTAACAAAAATAAATACAAGGGAGATCCTACCGCTATTATTTATAGGAGTTTATGGGAAAGAAAGTTCATGGTGTGGTGCGACAAGAATGAAAACATCTTGGAATGGGGATCAGAGGAGATTATCATACCTTATATCAGTCCTCTTGATGGGAGGATGCATCGTTATTTCCCAGACTTTTACGTCAGAGCGAGAACTAAAACTGGGGGGACGCAGAAGTTTA